CTTGTGGTTCTACCAGGGATGGTTAACTCCAACCCTTTTCATTCAGAAAGTAGGAACATCCGAAAAGGAGTACCTATGATATACCTGGATGCGATTTGGGGTGCCAAGAGATCAGTAATGATCAACGGGAAATCCCAATGGATTCCTTTTGGAGTCGATCTTCCTCTCCATCTCTGTGAGTTCTTACCCAAGTGGATTGCTAAATCTGGACCGGAATGGGCTGCTGGACGTGTAAAAGAATTGGCCTGTTGGGCCATTCACGTTTTAGCAGGAAACCCTGAATTCCGGTGTCCATGGTTCAGAATAATCCGCTATAAAGGGTACTGTATTCCGAAGCTAAGGCTCTTTCAATATCTTGTAGATAACAAGAATCATCCTATTCGGATAAGACTTGTTATGACAGTCTTGAAATCCTATAGGCTTAAGCCTTGGGGGAAACCCTCATTGGATTCTATTGTGAATGTGGAACGTTCCAAACCAACCGCTGATTATATTCGAAAGTTGAGATTGTATGTGGACTTACCAAAGGTGCCCAGTTCAGTACTGGAAACAACTGAGGCTATAGCCACATATAAATCCTATTCCGATGATCAAGGGGTGACTCATCCTGGTCCTTATGGATTGAAGGATTTCGAATTTCCAGCCGAAATCCGCATCCTGTTTGAGGACCAGAATAACGATCCCTGGTGTTTGGGGAAGTTGGTTCCAATTCCAGACAAAGGAAAGTGGAGAACAATTCTAGTAGGCCACTGGGCAATCCAGTTGAAAGTCAAGAAATTGGCTGACTGGTTGCGCCAGTGGCTTTGGTCTCTTCCTGAAGTGGCTTCCGGTAACCAAGACAAATTATCAAAATTCATCATTTCTTCCTTGGAAAAGAAGAAGTTCATGATGTCTATTGACTTGTCCCAGGCTACGGATCGCTTATCAGTTGAAGCCCAAATAAATCTACTAAACTCGATGGGAGTTCCAAAGGAATATTTTCGATTCCTGTCACTACCTGCCTATTACTCTCCAAAAGATTTTGGTGAGGGAGGTGAGGGGTTAAGGAAAGTGATTTATTCTAATGGTCAACCCATGGGTCTTTTTGTCTCTTTTCCTATGTTCGAGCTTCTCCACTACGTGGTCCTCAAATGGGTCGTAGCTGTTACTGATGCTACTTTCTCCATTTGTGGAGACGATGTGGTGATTGCTTGCAATAAGGAGGATTACCTGGGAATCTTCGAAAGATACCAGACCCTCATTGAGAGGTTTGGTGGTAAGATCTCCGAATCCAAGACGGTGCATTCAGCTAACCTCGCTGAAGGTATAGGAGCATTATTTCTGAAGGGATATCCTAAAGAATTACGGATACCCTCTGGAAAACTCTCTATACTTGAGGCCTCATGTCCAGGATTCTGGCTGCATCATCAAGTACAACAGGAGACGCCTATTGGTCGTGCTCTCTTCTATTCCTGGCTAATGACCAAGGAATGGTCAGAGTTCACTTACTCCAATCGGAGGTTTCTGAATGAAACGATGATGTTTTCTAACCTTGATGACTGGCATGTGGGTTCGCTGCGGACTTTAGCCCAGCACGAGAACTATCCTCAACGTTGGTATAGTTGGGAAAATCCTCCTTCGGGGACGGCGGCGAATAGCCCTCGGTTACCAGAAGGCGAAGAGTACCCTCAGGAGTTAGATTGCTCTCCTAAAGAGTCTTATCGACCTCTTAAGTATATCTCGCTTGAGAAATTCCGTGATGCTTTGGTTACTCACAAAGTAATCTCCCTTTATAA